TACAGTAGTACAAAAGTTCAATATGGTAGTAAATCAATGATAAAGATTAGGAGATAAAAGTATGAAATACTTCAGAGTATACGCTGGTTACACAAAGAATCGACCGCCGACTCAATACGACTACAAGGCGGATAATGATGTGAAAACCACAGAGGTTAAAAAGTGGTTTAAATCTACTTATTCCTGGCTTGATGTATATAAAGTTGAAGAAATTCAAGAGCAAGAGTCGAGCAAGTGGGTGTTGAGATTATATATTAGAACGGAGGACATAAATGAAATGGGAAAGACATAGCTGGGTAATTGTATTGGGTATTTTAGTAGTAATCCCACTAATTTTTATATTTTTAACGATTTGTTCATAATTTGGAACATTTTATGGGTTGAAACGAACATTAGTTCGGTGTATAATTACATATGAGAATTTTTAATCGACGAAGGGGAAATACAAATGAGAAAATATGACGAATGGAAACAGTTACAAGGACTACGTGGAAAGGTTACATTAAAGCATTTATTATTTGGGGAGCAGCAATATGGGTGTGATGCGCTTCAAGTAATAAATAATGACGAGAAGATTGGTATTGTAGTCAAGGGAACTGAATTGTTCGTGTACAAGCAGAAGGTAGTCGAGTTCTGCGTTAAGGGGAATACTTATACGATAGGGGATGATATGCTGGAGATTAGGGTGATTGTAAATAAATTGTAAACAATTGATAAAAGGTATTGACTTTTACTCGCTTTTGTGGTAATATAGTAGTGAACTTAGGAGACAAAGTGATTACCACGAAAGGAGGAGAGGTTTATGAGAGATAAGCAAAAAGCACAATATCAATGTATGAATTGCGGAACCCTTCATTGGATGGAAGATCCGCCCGATATAGATGAAGATGAATTATATACGAAAATAAGATGCAAAGATTGTAAACAGATGACAAATCATCTTTGGGTAGGAACGGAGCCGGGTGACGAATATTTATATTATGATGTTACCAAGGATAATCGATACTATTTAAACAGTACAAAATGATTGAGGGAAGGGGAATAATATGAGAAATTAAAAGAGGCATTTATAAGAAGTCACATATGTATTAAGGAATGAAAACAAATGAACAAATTATTCAGAATCCATATGGTTTTATTTACATAACGACCAATATGATAAATGGTAAGAGGTATTTGGGGCAAAAGAAATTTGACAAAAGTTGGAAAAATTATCTTGGAAGCGGAACAATTTTTAAAAATGCTGTAAAAAAATATGGAAAAGAAAATTTTTCGCGCAATATTGTTAAAATTTGTTCTTCAGAAGAAGAATTAAATAAGGCGGAGTATGATTTAACTATATTTTTAAATGTCGTAGAAGACTCAAATTGGTATAATCTAAAAGAAGGCGGGTCAAATGGAAAATACGGAGAAGAAAGTAGACGAAAAATTAGCGAAAATCATGCAGATATGTCTGGGGAAAAGCATCCGTTATATGGTAGACATCTCACAGAAGAACATAAGAAAAGATTACAAGATGGTCATAGAGAAAAATGTTCTGGAGAAAACAATCCGTGGTATGGTCGCAAACATTCAGAAGAGACCAAAAATAAGATTAGCGAATTAGGAAGTAAACGAGTATATCAATATGATGAAAATGATAATTTAATTAAAATATGGAAGAGTGCCATTGAGGTTAAAAGAGAATTGGGGTATAGTAATTCTTCCATAGCGAAATGCTGCCGAGGCGAATTAAATAAAGCATATGGATATAAATGGTCATATAAACCAACAATACAAAATGATTAAAATTAGAAAGGAATAAAAGATGACATTAAGAGATGTTTTTAATGCAGTTGGCAATAAGATAAAATTTTGGGTGAATTTTAATTGGGACTGGATTGAGGATGCCACTGGCAATATTAGACCAGTAACTAATGTGCAGAGACACCTGGATTGTGAAGTTTCTATACGTTATCAGTGGTTTCATCATATGAACGCGGATGTTGACATTGATGAAATTTGGAAATCTATTGAGAACTACGATTATACGACTTTTGCAAAATGGTACAGAAAGTTGGCAGATGAGACTTTGACCTATCTACCGACAAGAGCACAAATATGGATTGGGGATGAGTGTATTGGTAGCGTTGTAGTGGTATATGACGAGAAAACATTCAACCTAATTTCTTCACAGGATTGTGAATGTGGTTAATTAAAAAATATTAAATTAAAAGGAGAAAATTAATATGGCAACAAAAAATTCATTCACCTTTATTGGCAAGATTGTGCCAATTAAGGACACTGAGACTTTTAAGGGTTATACTGAAATGGTATACGATAGCAAGTGGATGACCCAGAAGCTCAGATTCAACATTGTCGCGGGAGACAATAGACATCTTGTAGAGATTAATGCAGGGCGTTGGCAGGATGATGCTAAGAATTCGGTTGTTTACACTTATTCAAAGCCCAAGGACGGAAAGCAGAGTGAGCCTATTCAGATACCTTGGAGCAAGAGAAACGACCCTGCCGAAATTGAGAAAGTGGCGGGTTATAGAGTGTTTACAGTAGATACTGATACATATAGCAACCGCAAGGCGCTTAAGGACAATGGTGATACTGAGGGGTTTGCAGCATCGGAAAAGAAGAGAAAGCATTTCCTTGCTGGCAGCGATTTTATCGAGTGGGCTCGTAAGGTTGTGAACTCTGATAAGATTAAAGATATGATGTTTAAGGTACAGGGCTCAATTGAATACAGTTATAGTGAAAAGACTGGCAAATATTACTCTACATATGAAGTAAATAAGATATATCGTGCTGAGGATGATGTAGAACCTAAGAGTGAAGCTAATGTGAACTTCTACTTTACAGAGAGCTTTATGGATAAGGAGTCTGTTACATCGGATGGCAAGGCTGTTTTGTCCGGTTATACTCAGTTTAGAGACTCTAAGACTAAGGGCGATTGGTTCTGTCCTGTTGCTCTTGTAATGAGAGAGAACGATATGGATGTTATCGATGGCACAGAAGAAATTCTGAGTGACTTTGGCGATAACGAGGTATGTAAGGTCGTATTGTCTTGCAAGGTTATCGATGGAGCCCAGAAGGCTGATATTCAGATTACCGACCTTGATGAAAAGACTCAGAAGGCAATTAAGCTTGGTCTTATGGATGCCAAGCAAGCTATTAAGAACGCGGGCGGTCAGATGTATGGTCCCAAGATTCAGGAGCTTAGACTGGACAGCATTGTAAAGCAGAGTGAGCCTACAGCGTTTACCGCAGAAGATTTAGTAATTTTACCTCATATTAAGGAAGAGGAAGTTGACATCTTTGCGGGCTCCGATGATGAAGATGATATTTAATAACAATACAAAATGATTAAAGGAGAAATATATTATGGATTTAGGATTTCAGTTGCCTACAATTAATACAATTGAGGCGGATATGAAGAATTTGAGTGTTTATCTTCGTTCAACGAAGAAGTTTGGAAAGACAACACTTTTTAGGGATGTAATTCTCGCAAAATATGGCGATCCATCAAAAGGACTACTTGTGGGCGTAGGAAACGAGAAAGGATACAAGATGTTAGACAGTTTAAACTGTACGCAGGTATCTACATATAAACAGCTTGTTGCACTTAAAGATTGGCTCATCAAAGAGAAGGGCAAGAGTCATCAAATTGAAATTGTCGCATTTGATACAGGAGATGAATTGACAATTCTAGCGGATCGCGAAACTATCCGTAGATCAAATTTAGAGAATCCCAGCAAGCCCACGAAGAGCATTAAGGCAGCTATGGGCGGATTCACTGGTGGAGAAAAATATTCTGCTAATGAAATTATCAAGCCTTATATGACCGAACTTCAAGAGGCAGGATTCGGAGTTTGGGTTATCGCACACACGAAATTTAAGACAATTAAGGAAAAGGGTGGATTAGAGCAAGACGGCTATATGCAGTTAACTTCTAATATGGGAGCAGATTATGAGGCTGCCTTCGGAGATTGCTTCGATGTGGTACTTACTGGTGTTATTGATAGGGTTGTTGAAGAGAAGCAGGAAAAGGATACCGTTAAGAAATATGCCACTGACACTATTAGAAAGTTATACTTCCGTGGAACTACTCTAATCGATGCGGGCGGTAGATTTGCAGATGGCACTGTACCAGAGTATATGGTGTTTGACAAGCCAAACATGGCTGAAGAATTTATTAAAATTGTAGAAGAGGGCATGGAAAAGTCTAAGACTAATTTTGCAAAGAAGCCTACTACTAAAAAGTCCGTAAAGAAGTCTAACCCTGTTATTGACGAAGAGGAAGAAGATGAACTTACTGCAAAACTTAGAGCGGTGGTCGATAAGGCCAAGGCAAAGGATGAAGTAGTGGAAGACGAAGCACCTTTCGATGTAGATGAGGTAGATATCTTCCCCGAGGATGAGGTCGAAGAGGTTGATGGGGATGTAATCATCACTCTTGATGATGATAGGCTCAATGCAATTAGAGCAGCATTTAAGGCGAGTGATGCGACAACCAAGGCAAAGGTTAAGAAGCATCTTGTAGACTACAATAACAAGCTTTCCGCAGAGATGAAGACTAGCGACGTTAACGCTATCGAGGAAATCCTTGGACTGAATGACGAGGTATAACAATATGTATTATTTAAGAAAAGAGCCGTATGAAAAAATATCTACGGAAATCGAAAAAACAGATGGCACTGTCATTCCAGCATATACTTATATGACTGATGATAGAGCAGTATATAAGGCACACGGGATGTCACGTTTTTATCGCGAAACATTTAATGGGATTGGTGTAAATCCTACTGGAATGAAGTTGTATACCTGCAAAACCTTAAAGCGTATACTTGAACTAAGACAAAGCACTTATGATTATTGTGGCGAATGGTTTGATGTATATGACGAAAATGGTAAGGTAGAACTTGCAAATTAAAATGCATAGGTGGTTGGTGAGGAATCACCACCACCTACTTTTGACATAAGGAGGAATTAAGATGGCTGCGGCAAAATGCAAAATTTGTGGCACAAAATTAGATACTAAAATAGCATACAAAGTAATAGATAAGAATGGAAAACCTAAGTATTTTTGTTCAGCCTCTGAGTTCGAGGCAGAAGAAGCACGTAAGAAGAAGGCCCAGGAAGATAAGGATAGAGTATATCGCTTGATATGTGATATTATGGGCGAAAAGGAGATTATTAATACGGCGCTATTCAAGGAGTGGCAAGAGTGGCTAAAGGTCGCAGATAACGCTAAAATCGCTAAGTACTTAGAAGAAAATAGGGATTACTTAAGTTCGGTGATTGCTAGGTTGCAGAGTTCTGAGTACGCGCGTATACGCTATTTGTCGGCAATTATTAGGGATAAAATTAAGGCGTTTGTGCCGAAGACAATCGAAGTTGCTCCGCCTAAAGTTGTAGTAGAAGAGCACTATGAAACAAAATACAAACCAAAAACCAGACAGGCTCTGTTGGACTTTGAGGAGGATTGTTAATGAATAATTTATACATAAGTGGAGTTACCAATAAGATCCCCAAGGAACTACTTGAGGGACGTGTTAATATCGAGGCAAATGTCATTGGTAGTATGGTCAATGATATGCTGCTTGTAGAGGATACTAATATCGATAGTTCCAAATTTTTAACAAAGGATGCAAGACTGATTTACGGCATCTTGAAAACACTGAGAGATAAAAAGTGTACGGTGTTTGATGAGGTGTCCGTTTTAACATATATATCAGAAGACGTAAGGAGCAAACTTGAAGAGAGTGGTGGCTTCAAGGCGATTAAGAATATGGCAGATTGCGTGAACAACCAAAACTATGAGAGTTACCTCGATAATCTTTTGAAGTCAAATATGATTATTGATATGCACAAATTTGGTTTTAATCTACTTGAGCCTATTAAATATGAGGGAAAGACAATTAACCCATTAAAACTCTTTGCTAAAATGTCAAGTGAACAGGTTACAGATTGGTATACATCGAAGCTTGAAAGTTTTGGCACGGGATATTCTAGCAAGGTGCTGGAGGAAGAAGAATTAGATATTACGGACGAATTCATTGAATCTCTTGAAAACGGAGAGGAAGCAGGTACACCATTTGAATATTTTGATGATGATTATATGGGCAACCCGGTAGAAGCTCTAAGGTACTTCTCGAAGCAAGTTAATGGAATTCCGGACGGAATGACTATTATAGGTGGTTACTCTAACGTAGGTAAGACCACCCTAATTCTCAGCATTCTTATGTCAATGATGCACGAGGGGCGCAAGTGCATGATAATTTCCAATGAGCAGAGATCTAAGGCATTTAAGATCGGCTTCCTTTTATTAATATTGACTAAGCATTTCAACTATTATAACCTAACAAAGACTAAGCTGATAAACGGAAATATTAGTAAGGAAGATAGAGAATATATTAGGAAGGCACAAGATTATTGGAGAAGCAGATACAAGGGGCAACTTTATTTTATTAGTATTCCCGATAGTGATGTTGGGCTTGCAATTAAAAAGATGCGTTTGTATATTCTTAATAGG